TTAACCTGACTGTTCGATATATTCACTCAGCAACCCCGGTATCAGTTCATCCAGCGCGGCTGCTTTGTTCATGGCTTTGATGATATCCCGTTTCAGGAAATCAACATGTCGGTTTTCCAGTTCCGGAAAACGCCGCTGCACCGACAGGGGGATCCCGTCGAGAATACTGGCAATTTCACCTGCGATCCGCGACAGCACGAAAGTACAGAATGCGGTTTCCACCACTTCAGCGGAGTCTCTGGCATTTTTCAGCTCCTGTGCGTCGGCCTGCGCACGCGTAAGTCGATGGCGTTCGTACTCAATAGTCCCTGGCTGGAGATCTGTCTCGCTGGCCTGCCGCAGTTCTTCAACTTCCCGGCGCAGCTTTTCGTTCTCAATTTCAGCATCCCTTTCGGCATACCATCTTATAACGGCGGCAGAGTCATAAAGCACCTCATTACCCTTGCCACCGCCTCGCAGAACGGGCATTCCCTGTTCCTGCCAGTTCTGAATGGTACGGATACTCGCACCGAAAATGTCAGCCAGCTGCTTTTTGTTGACTTCCATTGTTCATTCCACGGCCAAAAACAGAGAAAGGAAACGACAGAGGCCCAAAAGCTCGTTTTCAGCACCTGTCGTTTCCTTTCTTTTCAGAGGGTATTTTAAATAAAAACATCAAGTTACGACGAAGAAGAACGGAAACGCCTTAAACCGGAAAATTTTCATAAATAGCGAAAACCCGCGAGGTCGCCGCCCCGTAACCTGTCGGATCGCCGGAAAGGACCCGCAAAATGATAATGATTATCATCTACATGTCACAACGTGCATCTACGCCATCAAACCACGTCAAATAATCAATTATGACGCAGGTATCGTATTAATTGATCTGCATCAACTTAACGTAAAAACAACTTCAGACAATACAAATCAGCGACACTGAATACGGGGCAACCTCATGTCAACGAAGAACAAAACCCGCAGAACAACAACCCGCAACATCCGCTTTCCTAACCAAATGATTGAACAAATTAACATCGCTCTTGAGCAAAAAGGGGCTGGGAATTTCTCAGCCTGGGTCATTGAAGCCTGCCGTCGGAGACTAACGTCAGAAAAGAGAGCATATACATCAATCCAGAGTGATGATGGATGAACATCCCGGTTTCTTCCACCATCGCACCGGAAAAGCGACTATGAGGGTAACCCTGCGTCTGTCAGCACAGTAAAACCCGGTGTGCATCGTTTTTGATTATTCCCGCACACTCACGCAGAAGGAATTCCCCGTCGGGCTACGGTCATGGTTAATGCGGGAATACGGCGACGATACAGCGCAGCTAAAAGGGTAATAGACGGATAGACCGGTTTATTTCATTCCACAGGATTCTGAGTGTCCCCAACTTCCTCCAATAGTCTGAGCGTACACCTATATAGTTTTAATTTTCATCAATCCATTTAACTATCGTTTAATTGTTGTCACATAGGATTCTGCCGTTTTTAACAATGCAGGATAATAAGATGAAAAAAATGTTGTTTTCTGCCGCTCTGGCAATGCTTATTACAGGATGTGCTCAACAGACGTTTACTGTTGGAAACAAACCGACAGCAGTAACACCAAAGGAAACCATCACCCATCACTTCTTCGTTTCGGGAATTGGACAGGAGAAAACTGTTGATGCAGCCAAAATTTGTGGCGGCGCAGAAAATGTTGTTAAAACAGAAACCCAGCAAACATTCGTAAATGGATTGCTCGGTTTTATTACTTTAGGCATTTATACTCCGCTGGAAGCGCGTGTGTATTGCTCACAATAATTGCATGAGTTGTCCATCGATATGGGCAGCTCTATCTGCACTGCTCATTAATATACTTCTGGGTTCCTTCCAGTTGTTTTTGCATAGTGATCAGCCTCTCTCTGAGGGTGAAATAATCCCGTTCAGCGGTGTCTGCCAGTCGGGGGGAGGCTGCATTATCCACGCCGGAGGCGGTGGTGGCTTCACGCACTGACTGACAGACTGCTTTGATGTGCAACCGACGACGACCAGCGGCAACATCATCACGCAGAGCATCATTTTCAGCTTTCGCATCAGCTAACTCCTTCGTGTATTTTGCATCGAGCGCAGCAACATCACGCTGACGCATCTGCATGTCAGTAATTGCCGCGTTCGCCAGCTTCAGTTCTCTGGCATTTTTGTCGCGCTGGGCTTTGTAGGTAATGGCGTTATCACGGTAATGATTAACAGCCCATGACAGGCCGACGATGATGCAGATAACCAGAGCGGAGATAATCGCGGTTACTCTGTTCATTGCTGACCCCACAAACAGATTTCACGCTCAATCTCACGACGAGTCATGAGACCTTTCCATTGCTTACCGCCAGCATATGTCCAGCGACGTAGCTGATCACATGCGCCTTTGATATCGCCCTGGTTTATTTTGCGAAGAAGCGTCGATGTTCTGAAATTGCCAGCACCCACGTTGTAAACGAATGAGTAAAGAGCGCCGCGCGTTGTTTCCGGTATATCGACTTCGATGTACGGGTTAATTTGTCTGGCGACAGTGGCAAGGTCTTTATTCAAGAGTGCTTTGCATTCTGCTTTGGTATACGTTTTACCGAGCATGATGTCTTTTCCTGTATGCCCGTGACATACAGTCCATACACCAACAATATCTTTGTATGGTATGTAGCTGACACCTTCCAGACCATCGTTACCACTTGGGCCAGTGATTAACACTGATGCTATAGCAATTGCTCCGCCACCAATAGCAGCAGCAACGGCTTTTCGTAATGATGGAGGCATTATTCACCTCTCGCAGCCTTGCGCTTATCTTCTTTAATCTTGAAATAAAGGTTTGTCAGGTACGTCAGCAGGCCAAATACCAGGCTACCCAGCACACCTATTGCTGCCCACTGTGAGGGCGTGACTTTATCGAGCAGCTGTAAAAACCAGTAACCGGCACTACCTGCTGAGGTGCCATAGGCGACACCCGTTGTTAACTTATCCATGGATTTCATAACCCCACCTCGCAGACAAAGCGGGTGTAAATTGAGGGAATACTACGAAACGTAACAGACTCGGAGTCAGTGAATAACTCAGGTATTGGGTTATCAGCTAATATTGAGACTCAAAAAATGGAAAAACCCGCTCGACGGCGGGTTTAAGCTGTGTGACGAAGTAACCACTCTTAACAGCATAACCAATTTTTTACGTACGTAAACCACTAAATGATATTTGCGAGAATGCTACCGAGTATTGAAAACACCACTACAAATACATAAGCAAATCTCAACAAATAACCAACAAATAATTTCCAGTGTTATTTTTAGCCGATTTAAATTGAACCTTCAAATCATAGAGCACTTATAAATAACAACCGTTAATATAAATTGGCTAATAGATTTATTTTTATTCAGCCAAGAGCCATGAATAGGATTCGATAGAAAAAAGTTCAGATAAAAATAGAGATCTACTTCACAAATCAAACGAGAAACCAAAACTTACATCTTGAAATAATCATATTGATTAGATGAATATTTATCGCGCAGTGACATCATTTTTTAATAATAGTTCAAAAAAAAGGGCTCACGATGAAAAAATTAACAGTGGCAATTTCTGCTGTAGCTGCATCAGTACTGATGGCGATGTCTGCTCAGGCAGCTGAAATTTATAATAAAGACAGTAACAAGCTGGATCTGTACGGGAAAGTTAATGCTAAGCACTACTTCTCCTCTAATGATGCAGATGATGGTGATACTACTTATGCCCGTCTTGGCTTCAAAGGTGAAACCCAAATCAACGATCAACTGACTGGTTTCGGTCAGTGGGAATATGAATTCAAAGGCAACCGCGCTGAATCTCAAGGTTCCTCCAAAGATAAAACCCGTCTTGCCTTCGCTGGCCTGAAATTCGGTGACTACGGCTCCATCGATTACGGCCGTAACTACGGTGTAGCATACGACATCGGTGCGTGGACTGACGTTCTGCCAGAATTCGGTGGCGATACCTGGACCCAAACAGATGTGTTCATGACTGGTCGCACCACTGGTGTTGCAACCTATCGTAACAACGACTTCTTTGGCCTGGTTGATGGTCTGAACTTTGCTGCTCAGTACCAAGGCAAAAACGATCGTAGCGATTTCGATAACTACACCGAAGGTAACGGTGATGGCTTCGGTTTCTCTGCTACCTATGAATACGAAGGATTCGGTATCGGTGCAACTTATGCGAAATCTGATCGTACCGACACTCAAGTTAATGCAGGGAAAGTTCTTCCTGAAGTATTTGCTTCCGGTAAAAATGCAGAAGTTTGGGCCGCAGGTCTGAAATATGACGCTAACAACATTTACCTGGCCACTACCTATTCTGAAACCCAGAATATGACTGTATTTGCTGATCACTTCGTTGCTAATAAAGCTCAAAACTTCGAAGCTGTTGCACAATATCAGTTCGATTTCGGTCTGCGTCCGTCCGTTGCTTACCTGCAATCTAAAGGTAAGGATCTTGGAGTATGGGGCGATCAGGACTTAGTCAAATATGTTGATGTAGGTGCCACCTATTACTTCAACAAAAATATGTCAACTTTCGTTGATTACAAAATCAACCTGCTTGACAAAAATGACTTCACTAAAGCACTCGGTGTAAGCACTGATGACATCGTTGCTGTAGGTCTGGTTTACCAGTTCTAATCTGATTACGAAAAAGATATGTTGCGGGAGGCTTTGCCTCCCCAACATATAAGTGGCTCCCTCAAGCCACTTCCTTTAGGAGCACAACCTTGCTTCTAACTATATAAACCTTCTGTTATATATTACCCTTTATTTTTGGGGGCGTCTCAACGCCCCATTTTTAATAATTTTTAGTAAACAATTGGCATATTAATTAGAGTTATTAACAACGATATCCATCTCTAACCGGATATCTAATGCCATTAACATCCCTTCAATTATGCCCTCAGCCTTCTGTAACCTTTTCCCGATATAACCATCAGAGCAGCAATGCTTACCTGCCAGTGACATGAATGTCATACCGACTACATAATAATCTACTAATAAATCGTGCAAATCGCTGTTGTTCTTTTTCAGACGGGCCATGCACCCGCAAATAATCATCGCGTCATCGTCACAACATTGCTGGCGAGATTTTACTTTTGAAGTAATTAATCCCTTAAAACCGGCGGCAATGGACGACCAGGTCACATCTTCATGATTATTAGCCGCCCACGCTCCCCAACGCTCAAGAACCATCTGAATATCACGCATCAACTTACTCCACAAAAATCAGACCAGAACGCCAATTACAAGCAAAAATCAACAAAACAGTATTAGTTGATTGTTATCTCTGACTTCATACTCCTGCTCCTGTCAGTGTTTTGGCGTAATTCTTCAGTATTCGGTAATCGGTCAAAACAGAACCGGGGAAACGATATAAGCGCAGGCGCACCCAGCGGCGGCGAAGACGTTCTGCCATATAAGACTCAAACATCATTCATCTCCCAGTTCAGTGATGGTCAGTTCCAGCTTCCCACCTTTGGTAACAGGCATCTTCACAACGCGGTAATCAACGACCAGCTCATCATCCAGCCAGAAACCTGCTTTAGTGAGTGCGTCAAAAGCGGCTTTTTGCAGATTATCCAGGTCACGGCGACGGCGATCCGGCATGTGGCACTCAATGCGGATTTTCACAGGCATAGCCAGACCGATATCCAGCATTGAGCCTTTAATGATTCGGGCGACGTTATCGCGGTATGCCTGCCCTTCTGCGCTGATGTGCGTGCGCCCTCGATTATGGCGGTAGTAGCGGTTATTGCTCGGCGGCCAGGGTAGTGTGATGTGGTAAGTATTCACGCCTTAATTACCCCCTCTTTCAGCCAGATAACCTGCGTTCTCGCCATACCTTCCAGCGCGCATTCTTTTGCATATCCAGCGTCAACAAAATGCGTGCGGCGGTCGATTTCGTCGTGGCAGGCAGAACATGCAATGGTGGCAATCAGGTCTGGCGGTTTGATACCGGTACCGCACAATCCAGCCAGCCGGATATGTGCCAGTACAGACGTCTCAGAATTGCCATTACATACGCCAGGGATTCTTACCTGGCATTCCCGACCACGCGCTGCTTTTCTCAAATCAGCCATGATTCCTCCTTGCTGCCAGTCGCAACCATTTTTTATCAACCAAGCTGGCGGTATATCCGAGCAGTGTTGGTATTTCGGATGGCTTCAGCTCAGGTTTACGCTTACGACGATTTGGTACTCTGTAGATGTGTCCGTTCATGACACGAATAAGCGGTGTAGCCATTACGCCTCCTGCTTGTCGCGCAGCAGCTGAAACTCGCAGCTCTGTGGAATAGTCAGGTGGCAACCAATATTCATCGCCCAGGCTTCAACCTTACACAGGAAGACATACATCTCTCCGGTATCAAGATCGGAGGTATGGCGTAACGACTGGATAGTGGTGATATCACCGGTTACGACATCAACCAGGTCTTTGGTTTCATAACCGAGATATGTGTGTTTGAGAGCATCTTTTACCCAAGCTGGAGTAGCGAACGTTTTACCCTTGCTGATGAGGTATTCACTGATTTCGCTGTACCACATGTGGCTGAGTGCATTCTGGGAAAGACTGCGTCTCTCGCGCCACGGTTTAAGCACCATGCGAAAGCATTTGCCGTCCTCCAGATAAGGCTGGATCTGCCGACCGATAGCGGTGAAGTTACCGCGATGCAATTTGATACCATCTTGTGGGAGGTTCACGCTTCACCTCCGCAGAGGTCAAACGCTGGATGCAAAAAATCGCAGGTACATTTCTGCATCTGTGAAGGGAGAAGAGAGTTTGGATTGTATGTGCGCATAAACGTCCCCGTTTAGCGCAGAAGTCACCGGAGTTGTTCAGGCTCCGGTGACTTAATTATGACAAGTTGATTATGGAAAATCAAAGCTTGTCATCAGAACAACGAATAATTTAAAAACTCTATAATTTCTAAGATTTTTTCACTTATCGCTGGAATGAAACGTAAAGCAAAATAGAGCCCCAAAAAACCCAATATTGAGTACGAAACCGTGATAGCGACTCTGTATTTTTTCTCGCCTCGTTTCACTCTCTCCCACTCAGTTTTAAGAACACTGGAACTATATTCAAAATACTGTCTGACCACATCTGTAATGTTAGATGAGCGATCCATTTTTAAAATGTAATCCTCAATGATTTTCAAAAGCTGAGACTCTTCATTAGTTAAGTTTTTACTGGATAACCTAAGCTTCACTTTTGCGGAAAGAAAATAAATTTTTCCAGCCACCTCAGGGAGCTTCTCAGGCGGAGTCGTGCGTAATTGTAAAAAGTTCTCCATCAATTCAGCTAACTCTTCCCTTAAACCATCTATCCACGCTTGCCGAAACTCAGATGTTTTATTCTCCTTAGTGATAACAAGCCCCACTCCAGCTGCAGCTGCGGCAATAATTGCGGCGACAACTGAGGCTATCCCTGCATCCATGAATTACCCCTCAAAACAATATGAATATGAATATGATTCGATGCCTTCAGCAATTGAAAACTAAAACTCCCTGTAATGTCACATCTGCCCATGAATGTGTTTTCTTCATACAGCTTTGCTGCAATATCTAAATCAGACATTAGTCAGCGGTTCTCCCGCGCCAGCGTTTGTTACTTTCTGATATTCTTTCTGTATCAACGGACTCAACCTCACCTTCTGAAAACCTAACTGCATTAGCTTTAGCCATTGCCTTCCTAGCATCTTCTTCCGCCTGGCTAAAATGCACCTTCTTTCTTCCCTTGAAACTACCAACGCGAATTTTGGAAGAGGCCTGCGTCTTGTACTTGCTAATCCGTAATTGTGCCGCCAAATGGGCTTTTGCCTCGGTGCGGTTCGCTGGCTTCTTCTTTACTAATTCAAGGTCTAAATGGTACTGCTGCTCAGCTCTTAGTTTCTTCGGTTTCATAATATCACTCTCAAACAAAGTCCATTTATCATAGAATAAAAGCTCTCTAAGAGCTTTGATTTGTATCTATGCTAATTCCCGTCAATTTGTTCTTCATTTTACCTCCAGCTGTTGTGCTGCTGCAGTGGCATTCAATAGTTTTCCTTCTAAGCATCCTACAAAATCGGTGACGAGTCATGACCAGTTCACGTAGTGCAATGAAATTACTGCAATCTATTATGACGCAAATGCGTCAATACTCGAATCAACTGATCATCCTGCCACGACTGAAATCTCAAATAGGCCGTTTCTCAAGTAAGAGATTTTGAATGCATTATTGGCTACTGAAATAAAAAACCCAGCGCCAACTGGGTTCATATGAAATTTTTTTGTCATTTCCAATTGCAAGACTGTGAAATTTTTTCCACAACCTTATCAATCTCAGACAAGTCAAACTCAACTACTTGCATAGTTGATCCATAAGGTTCAAACCCAAAAATAGCTTTTTTATGCTTAGCCAAGGTCTTTATAAATTGTATTGGTTGTGGAGCAAATGCAGAATCACCGCCTTCCCCACCTCCCCAAACACTCTTGACCGGCTTTCCGCCATCTAACCGCACTGTAATTCTTGGGTTGTCCGACCCCATATAATCATTGAATGATAAATAGGCATCTGTTTTGTTATCACTACAACGCAACACCAGTGAAGTTGCACGATCAGTACCTGCTTTGTTATATGAATCTGGTGATAAATTAAGAGCCACAAAGTCAGTCTGGTCAGTCATTTTATTTATCTCAGACTTTGTTATCCACGGCCCTAACTTCTCTACACCAGCATTTGCTGTAAACGAGGCACTTATGACAAAGGCTAAAATAAATTTTCTCATAACCCTATCTCCTTGGATTTAAAGAACTAAATATTATCAAGTCTCTTGCCACTAGAAAACCCACTTTATTTCCAAACTCTGACGGCATTCCTGAAAATCCGCTTCATACTCACTTGCCCCGCCCTATCATCCTGAGTAGCTAACCGTTAAACAAACGTTCGCCAGACCTTACCATCAATGACCAGGATTCCTGCCCGCGCCATTTTTGCCGCAGCCTGATTTATGCTGGTTAATGTCATACCTGTTGTCGCAGCAACGTCCGGCGCACAGAAGCTCTTGTGCGTCTCCAGATAATGAATAATTGCCTCTTTGCCCGTCATACAGTTGCTCCTTTCAGTCCGAACTTCGCTTTGATTTCTGCGATCTTCGCCAGAGCCTGTGCACGATTTAGAGGTCTACCGCCCATGACAGGAAGTTGTTTTACTGGTTCAGGTATCGCCTCACCACGGTTAATTCGCGCGGTCATACAAGTCAGTTCATCGGCAGCCTTGCGCCGTAATTCCGCATCAGTCAGCGCATTGGCCCGCATGTTCTGATACAGGTTGGTAACCAACCAGTAGTGCGCGTTTGATTTCCACGGATAAGACTCCGCATCCGGATACAGGCCTCGCTTCCGGCAATACTCGTAAACCATATCAACCAGCTCGCTGACGTTTGGCAGTCCGGCGATAACGGATGCTTCTTCCCGGCACCATGCAACAAACTGCCCGGGTGATGGCAGAAATGGTCGATTCTGCCGACGGGCTACGCGCATTCCTGCGTTAACCTGTTCCATTGTGGTGATCCCGTTTTCCCGGAAAGCCAGCACCCACTGGCGGCGGATTTCGTTCAGTTCGTTCTGGTCCCGGTTAGCCAGGCTCGCCGGGAAAGTTGCCAGTAACTGGCTGAACACACCATTGATGATCTGCGCTACCTGTTGTACCTGCGGCTTTTCGTCGTACTGTTCCGGCATGTTGTTGGCGATCCGGCGCATCTGCTCACGGTCAAAGTTAACCATCTGTGCGGCGATGTTTTTCATAAATCCACCCCGTAAATCCAGTCAGTGTTTGTCAGGTCGAGTTTTGATTTTCCGGCTGTCACGCCAGCCTGTTGCTTGTTACGGTTGATTTCGAGTTGGGTCCACTTGTCGCGGAGTTTGGCCGGACTCAGCACGTTACCGGACCAGAAGTTGTCCTGGCATGCCCAGCGGAACAGCACGCACATGTCGCGGTGGTTACGTCCGTCACGTTCACGCATCAGGCGGATATCGTTAGCCCACCCTGCAAAATTCGGTTTTCTGGCTGAGGGCGCGATGGTCTTCACCATGTCAAACATCCACTCTGCGGCGGTCAGGTCTTCTGCTGTCCCCCACTTGCTGCCACTCTGAATTGCAGCATCCGGTTTCACCACAGGAAGGTCGTTTTCTGGCTGGTCAGAGGATTCGCCAGAATTCTCGGACGAAAAAGGTTTTATATTGTCTTTTGTTAGTTTGTCTTTTGTGTTTACCTGATTCGGGTAAACGCCTTTACCTGATTTGGGTAAACTTTTCTTACCTGATTCAGGTAAATTTACCTCTTTCAGGTAAACTTTATTTTTCTTACCTGATTCGGGTAATGTTGACCATTCACTGACCACATTATTAATGCCGATATTTCGCCTGCTCTGAATAAGAATCCCACGCTTTACCAGAACGCTTTTTGCAGCAGAACACTTGTGCGGCAATATCCCGGTCAATTCGGAAAGTTGCTCGTTGCTCACCCAATCCAGTCTTTTATTAAAGCCATATGTTTTGCGCATGACAGCCAGGAAGACCAGAAGCTGGTGCTGTGTTAATCCGGCCAGCATCACAGCTTCCAGCAACTCATTTGCAATGCGCGTATAACCATCGTCGAGATCTGCCACGCGCCGCTCCTTTTGTGCCACATTCGGCACTGGAAAATTGAATATCTCAGCAGTGTTTGCCATAATTCCTCCCGCAATGAGTGTGTTACGATTTGCACCTGAAAGTCGGTTCTGTTCGCGCAGACCGGCTTTCGCCATTTCCGAACCTGTCATATTGCCCCCAGCATGGTGGTGACCATCGCCATCAGTGGACCAGCCAAATCCGGGTCCACACGAAACATCGACACAATGCCTTCACTCATCTCCTTCAGTTTCTGGTGGCGTGGTGCGTTGAGAATGACAGCCTGTTTTGCCTCACTGAGTTCCTTTTCCATTTCAGCCAGCCGAGCCATGTAGCTATCCTGCTCAACCAGGTAGCCGCGATATTCCAGCGGTAGTACCGCCAGAATTGCCGGGGTCAGTTCACGCACGTTATTTCGGTATTTTTCAGAATCGAATTTGTTATCGAGGAAGCGGAACAGCTTCTGGCGTGCACGGCTGACATCATCAGGGAAATCGATGATGCCACCGCCCTGCTCCCGATACTCATTCACAATGAGTGCGGCAACAACATCCTGATTATCTGCAGCCGACCAGGCGCGTACGGCATCACGGATTTTTTCGTGGCCTGGCGCCTGTTTTGTTTGAGAACGATTTATCACCGCAGTCGGGCTAAATCCGCTAGTCTGTTGGTATGTAAGTGGTTGCATAGTCATTGCCTTATCAGTTAACGCCGCAGTTTAGGCGGCAGAATTACTCGCGTTAAACAATGGTGCGAGGTCCGGACGAATATCTGCTGGTTTAATCTTTCCACCAGTGGCTGAGACAATTTTCATTACATAGCGGGCATCAATTCCGCCACCGTGTAGCCAACGCCAAACTGTGGGTTGGGCTACACCGCATAGATCTGCCAGTCGTTTTTGACTACCTGTAATACTGATTGCGAGTTGAATGGTTTGATTTGTCATTATCAATTCCTATTGGTATTGCAATGAATGAATAATAGCAATGCGTATTAATCCAAGCAATAGCAAAACGTGTTTTGACCATCAATACGCAAGCGTATAAATTAAAACTTATGAAAAAAGAAACTCTTGCTGATCGCTTAAACCTAGCGATGGAACAATCTGGAATGTCTCAAGGCGCTCTTGCAAAGGCGTCTGGCGTAGCTCAACCCACAATCTGGAGACTGACAAGCGGCAACGCGCGCGGCTCAACAAAAATTGTTGAAATAGCTAATGCATTGGGTGTTCGAACAGAATGGCTCTCATCAGGCATAGGCCCGATGAGAAATGACGGTCAACAATCAGGGAAGCCTGCTGTCAGCCATTCAAAATACTTCAAGATTGACGTTCTTGATATAGAAGTCAGTGCCGGACCGGGTGTCATCAACCGTGAGTTTGTGGAAGTTCTACGCTCGGTTGAGTACTCGTTTGACGATGCTCGTCACATGTTCGATGGCAGGAAGGCGGAAAATATCCGCATCATTAACGTGCGTGGTGACAGCATGTCAGGAACGATCGAACCAGGTGATCTGCTGTTCGTTGATATCACTGTTAAATCTTTCGACGGTGATGGTATCTATGCGTTTCTGTACGACGACACAGCCCATGTAAAGCGTCTGCAAATGATGAAGGATAAGCTGCTGGTTATCTCTGATAACAAGAGCTACTCACCGTGGGACCCGATCGAGAAAGACGAGATGAACCGGGTGTTCATCTTCGGTAAGGTTATTGGGAGCATGCCGCAGACTTACCGAAAGCATGGTTAAACGACCTGCATTGCGGGTCACACCGCATATTTATAGCCAAAGCATACCTAGCAATGGACTGAATGCAGCTTACAAGATATCATTGTTTTTCAAAGAAAAGGGAACAATACCCTTTTGAAAAGCAGCAATCATTGTCAACGGCACTAATAGTACGCAATGAGCAAAACTTAGCTGTTTAATAAGTATGCAAATAATGAAGGTATCATCATATTAACAATGTGTTGGTGAAGCATGAACGACAATAACAAGAATACTCGATCGCCAGAAGAGCATGAAGCTGTAGAAAAAGCGTTATCTGTTACACGAGCAGATATCGCGGAGTATTTTACTTCATTCGAAAAGCAGCATGGCGATATGTTGTGTCCGCTATGCAAAACATCTCTTTGGGCCATCACGCCTAGAATTGATAGTGATGAGCATGCAGCTATTATCACTTTACCATTGCCTAATGCATCTGGCAGGGGGGTTTGGGCATATCCTATTATATGCTCTGGATGTGGCTATATAATTCATCTTTCTGCAAGTTTTGTCGTAGGCAAAATCAAAGGAGAATGAAAGTGGCTACTGTTGCAATAGATGGTTATTCATTCATCACGGTTTCCGATAGTTGCATCTCTGACACAGCGCTTCCACCTATTGAAAATACTTATGGTGACAATATATACATACCCAAAATCGTTGAAACCATAGGTCCGGTTTATCGCCAAAAAGACTTAGATCATAGATACATACTTTACGCAGTGGCTGTATCATTAGTGCTCACTTTAAGTGTTGTTGTATGGTCTATAGGAGGTAGGTTTATGGTCTACATTCCATTATACGTTGCACTTGCACCTATCGTTTATTGGTTACTGAAGATTTCCTATGCTTACTGCCTCGTAAAATGTGCTGGCTCCAGTCTCCTAGATGACTTTGATTCTCACCATATTGAGAACAACAGGTTTGTAAAGCGTATTAATAGTATTTCATTCAGAGTAGTTGCTATAACAAAAAAACTTTTCTGGAGATAAGATGGCAGAAGGGCGTCTAAAAACCGCGGGTAAAAACAGCCTGCCTTTTGCCATTACCAGTGTTCTTTGTGGTTACATTAACCACATGGTTCCTGAAATTTTTCCGGAAGGGGAAATGCGCCAATGGGCATATAGCACGATCCCAATGCTATCGCTGGTTTTACTGTACATTATTAGGACAATTAAAGATTTTGGAACTATGAGTCTGGCTCGTCTGGCTATTACTATATGTGCTACCCCAGAGAAAAAGCGCCTCAAACTCATAATGTCTGATAAGCATGTCAGTGAGGAAACAAAAGCTATAGCCGAGGCTCGTTATAATCAAATTATTCAAAAAGAATTAGAAATAGGCTCCAATGCGGTTGATTATGTAGTAGGTATGCCAATTGTACATAATCAACCCAGACCAACAATTGATGAATAATTCGTAAAAAACCCGGCCACCGCGCCGGGTTTTCTTTTCCTCCCCCTCATAACTCATACCGTCCAAAAAACCACCACACCTCACTTCAGTTATCGCTATGCGATTCAAGTCACAAAATTAATTCTTTTTGCTATCAAACATTTAATATCAAAACACATCAATTAATACCAATAAGTATTGATATCACCAATAGCAATAGCTATTATCACCATATCGCAACAACACAACGATACGGCAACCACCTGATTCACCGTTGCGATGACCGCTTAGATCCGCAGCTTGAATTTCAGCAGGCTTCGGGGAGTGCGAGGGATGAAACGGACGCGTGAACGTCGGTGTGACCAGCTGAAATCAACACAACACTTTATACCTCAGTCGCTTCAACGAGGCGGCTTAGTTATGACAACCGGCGGCCATCCACCGCCTGAATACGCGCAGAAGTCTCTATATGTTCAGCAGCCCAGCTTACGGGCAGGAGTTTTTATGGTTCATCAACATTACGGAACGCAGACCGTTAATCGCGGCGCGGTCATGCCAGGAATGCTGGTCAAACACAAAGATGGTACCTGGACTGCATCAGCTAATTTACGCGGGCGGCTTTATCTGCATCGCGGCATCGAGCGCACTTATACCCGTGATTTGCTCGTAGAAGTTTTTCTCGACGGACGCGGTAACGGCCTGAATCACTAACCCCCCTTTCCTGTTTTCCTAATCAGCCTGGCATTTCGCGGACGATATTTTCACAGCCATTTTCAGGAATTCAGCCATGAACGCTTATTACATTCAGGATCGTCTTGAGGCTCAGAGCTGGGCGCGTCACTACCAGCAGATCGCCCGTGAAGAGAAAGAGGCAGAACTGGCAGACGACATGGAAAAAGGCCTGCCCCAGCATTTGTTTGAATCGCTCTGCATCGATCATTTACAACGCTGCGGGGCCAGCAAAAAAGCCATTACCCGTGCATTTGATGACGATGTTGAGTTTCAGGAGCGCATGGCAGAACACATCCGGTACATGGTTGAAACCATTGCTCACCATCAGGTTGATATTGATTCAGAGGTATAAAACGGATGAGTACAGCACTCGCAACGCTGGCTGGGAAGCTGGCTGAACGTGTCGGCATGGATTCTGTCGACCCACAGGAACTGATCACCACTCTTCGCCAGACGGCATTTAAAGGTGATGCCAGCGATGCGCAGTTCATCGCATTGTTGATCGTCGCCAACCAGTACGGCCTTAATCCGTGGACGAAAGAAATTTACGCCTTCCCTGACAAGCAGAACGGCATCGTTCCGGTGGTGGGCGTTGATGGCTGGTCCCGCATCATCAATGAAAACCAGCAGTTTGATGGCATGGACTTTGAGCAGGACAATGAATCCTGCACATGCCGGATTTACCGCAAGGACCGTAATCATCCGATCTGCGTTACCGAGTGGATGGATGAATGCCGCCGCGAACCATTCAAAACCCGTGAAGGCAGAGAAATCACGGGGCCGTGGCAGTCGCATCCTAAACGGATGTTACGGCATAAAGCCATGATTCAGTGTGCCCGTCTCGCCTTCGGATTTGCGGGTATCTATGACAAGGATGAAGCCGAGCGCATTGTCGAAAATACCGCATACACTGCAGAACGTCAGCCGGAACGCGACATCACTCCGGTTAACGATGAAACCATGCAGGAGATTAACACTCTGCTGATTGCCCTGGACAAAACATGGGATGACGACTTATTGCCGCTCTGTTCCCAGATATTTCGCCGCGACATTCGCGCATCGTCAGAACTGACACAGGCCGAAGCAGTGAAAGCTCTTGGATTCCTGAAACAGAAAGCCACTGAGCAGAAGGTGGCAGCATGACACCGGACATTATCCTGCAGCGTACCGGGATCGACGTGAGAGCTGTCGAACAGGGGGATGATGCATGGCACAAATTACGGCTCGGCGTCATCACCGCTTCAGAAGTTCACAACGTGATAGCAAAGCCCCGATCAGGAAAGAAGTGGCCTGACATGAAAATGTCCTACTTCCACACCCTGCTAGCTGAGGTTTGCACCGGTGTGGCTCCGGAAGTTAACGCTAAAGCGCTGGCCTGGGGAAAACAGTACGAGAACGACGCCAGAACCCTGTTTGAGTTCACTTCCGGCGTAAATGTTATTGAATCTCCGATCATCTATCGCGACGAAAGTATGCGCACCGCCTGCTCTCCCGATGGTTTATGCAGTGACGGCAACGGCCTTGAACTGAAATGCCCGTTTACCTCCCGGGATTTCATGAAGTTCCGGCTCGGTGGTTTCGAGGCCATAAAGTCGGCTTACATGGCCCAGGTGCAGTACAGCATGTGGGTGACGCGAAAAGATGCCTGGTACTTTGCCAACTATGACCCGCGCATGAAGCGTGAAGGCCTGCATTATGTCGTGATTGAGCGGAATGAAAAGTACATGGCGAGTTTTGACGAGATGGTGCCGGAGTTCATCGAAAAAATGGACGAGGCACTGGCTGAAATTGGTTTTGTATTTGGGGAGCAATGGCGATGACGCATCCTCACGATAATATCCGGGTAGGCGCGATCACTTTCGTCTACTCCGTTACAAAGCGAGGCTGGGTATTTCCCGGCCTTTCTGTTATCCGAAATCCGCTGAAAGCCCAGCGGCTGGCTGAGGAGATAAATAATAAACGGGAGAGTGTATGATTCATTTTCACGGTGGTCCAATAACTCCCGATACCTGTGCGTTGAAAGCCTGGAAAGGCAGACACGCATTCATCAGTTTTGCTAATCCAGCTCAGATTGATCTGGCTTCCGAAGTCACCCAATCATTTGCTCTTGATAATGGTGCATTCACATTCTGGACAAAAAACAAGGCCGTAGACTGGAATGAATATTACAGATTTGTTGAACGCTGGGGCAATCACCCTCGTTTCTCATTCGCGGTTATCCCGGATGTTATCGGCGGAACCAGTGAAGAGAATGACGCCCTGATTGCGGCATGGCCTCACGGTAAATTTATTGGTGCTCCGGTGTGGCACATGAACGAACCAGATGAGCGATTTATTCGTCTGTGCCATGAGTTTCCCCGCGTCTGCATCGGCTCGATGGGGGAATACGATGCAAAACGACCGAGAGCGTGTCGGGCTAAACTACGCGATCTTATACGTCATGTTGTAGATCAGTACGGCTACCCAATCACCAAGATTCATGGGTTACGGATGTTAAATAAAGACATTTTTACTCATGTACCGCTTTCGTCTGCAGACAGCACGAACGTCGCAAGAAATATAGGCATCGACAAATCCTGGGTAGGTTCGCCATATGCTCCCGCAAGTAAAGAAACCCGTACGCAAGTTCTTGTGGAACGCATTGAATCATTCAACAGTGCCAGTTCACTTAATTACAACGCTGAACGGGACGTCTTTACCCCTCAACTGGCATTCGAAGTGTGAGGCCAATATGACAATAGAACATAATAACGCCCTTCGCAGTATTGCCCGTCAGGCTAATTCTGAAATCAAAAAAGCCAGACAGCAGTTTCCGGATAAAAACGTCGATGACATTTGCCGTAGCGTACTGAAGAAGCACCGCGAAACGGTAACGCTGATGGGATTCACACCAACTCACTTAAGTCTGGCAATCGGCATGTTAAACGGCGTTTTTAAGGAACGGTGAACATGAAAAGCAAAATCATCATGGAGCTACAGGCTCCTTTTTTATTATTCGCATTCACCCTCAAGCGTATTAACCAACAATTCAGGGATTAATGAAAGATGGCAGACATCATTGATTCAGCATCAGAAATTGAAGAATTACAGCGCAACACAGCAATAAAAATGCGCCGCCTGAACCACCAGGCTATATCTGCCACTCATTGTTGTGAGTGTGGCGATCCGATAGATGAACGAAGACGCTTGGCCGTTCAGGGTTGTCGGACTTGTGCAAGTTGCCAGGAGGATCTGGAACTTATCAGTAAACAGAGAGGTTCGAAGTGAGCGAAATTAACTAGAAGCCAAAGATAAAATCATCGCTGAGCAGGAGAAAATCGCTAACGGAGAAAAGACAGTAAGTCAGTATATGAAAACCGCATGATATCATCAGATAAAAATCGATCGTAAAGCGAAATATTAATACCAGAATAAACGAGTCGAGGTAAATTATATTACCTCGATAAATTAACTAAAACTTGCCCGCTATATACTATCTCATTCAGTATCATCACGCGCGGTCTGTGCATATGTTACTACCGCACCTAATGTATTAATTTTCTTCTCAACATAGATAATATTATCGTACTCATAATTGCCATACGGATAGCAAATGCGAATATTCTCATGTAGATCGGGGTCATCCACCTCAGCTCCAGAACAACTTTTTGAACTACCGGAAGTATACCGATACGGTGCAACATAAGACGATATCTCTCCAGGCAAAAAATAAGTTAGTGTTGTAAGGGGTATAATCAGAAAAAATCCAGCAAATATGCACATCCCTGCATAAACCTTAAGGTATGCTGACAGACTCTTCCAGCCGCTTTGTTTTACTATCCCCTTCTTAACCCAAAACAGAGATAACAGAAAAGCTATTCCCATGCTAAACAGAATGTAATAGTGGGATATACTCTGATTAAGAAACGTGACCCTGTAAATATCTGCCCGCCACCAGAAGAAAAGGAAAATAAAGATCAGGCCTGAAACTGTCATGCAAATCAAATAAGGATACGAATCTTTTTTCATGTTTAGCGCCCATAAAATTTTTCCTGCCCCGGACAAATTTACCATCCATTTTTTGCGCAGAAAATAGCTCATTACTTACTGCACAATAATACACAAAATTGCGTAAATTTTTTGCATGGATTTTAGCTCTTTCAGCCGACATTTAAGGGGTAAATAGCATTTCCTAAAAGCAACTGCACCAACCCAACAGAATGGGCTACCGCTTACGTTGAGAGCAAAAAAGTGTATAGCAGCAATGAACAGCATCCTCGCACTGACGAGGATTTCTTTTATCTGAACTCGCTACGGCGGGTTTTGTTTTATGGAGATGATAAATGCACTTCCGAGTCACAGGTGAATGGAATGGAGAACCATTCAACAGAGTTATCGAAGCCGAGAACATCAGCGACTGCTATGACCACTGGATGCTGTGGGCGCAGATAGCACATGCAGACGTAACCAATATTCGAATTGAAGAACTGAAAGAACACCAAGCCGCCTGATGGCGGTTTTTTCTTGCGTGTAATTGCGGAGACTTTGCGATGTACTTGACACTTCAGGAGTGGAACGCACGCCAGCGACGCCCAAGAAGCCTTGAAACAGTTCGTCGATGGGTACGCGAGTGCAGGATATTCCCTCCTCCGGTTAAGGATGGAAGAGAGTATCTGTTCCACGAATCAGCGGTAAAGGTTGACTTAAATCGACCAGTAACAGGTAGCCTTTTGAAGAGGATCAGAAATGGGAAGAAGGCGAAGTCATGAGCGCCGGGATTTACCCCCTAACCTTTATATAAGAAACAATGGATATTACTGCTACAGGGACCCAAGGACGGGTAAAGAGTTTGGATTAGGCAGAGACAGGCGAATCGCAATCACTGAAGCCATACAGGCCAACATTGAGTTATTTTCAGGACACAAACACAAGCCTCTGACAGCGAGAATCAACAGTGATAATTCCGTTACGTTACATTCATGGCTTGATCGCTACGAAAAAATCCTGGCCAGCAGAGGAATCAAGCAGAAGACACTCATAAATTACATGAGCAAAATTAAAGCAATAAGGAGGGGTCTGCCTGATGCTCCACTTGAAGACATCACCACAAAAGAAATTGCGGCAATGCTCAATGGATACATAGACGAGGGCAAGGCGGCGTCAGCCAAGTTAATCAGATCAACACTGAGCGATGCATTCCGAGAGGCAATAGCTGAAGGCCATATAACAACAAACCCTGTCGCTGCCACTCGCGCAGCAAAATCAGAGGTAAGGAGATCAAGACTTACGGCTGACGAATACCTGAAAATTTATCAAGCAGCAGAATCATCACCATGTTGGCTCAGACTTGCAATGGAACTGGCTGTTGTTACCGGGCAACGAGTTGGTGATTTATGCGAAATGAAGTGGTCTGATATCGTAGATGGATATCTTTATGTCGAGCAAAGCAAAACAGGCGTAAAAATTGCCATCCCAACAGCATTGCATGTTGATGCTCTCGGAATATCAATGAAGGAAACACTTGATAAATGCAAAGAGATTCTTGGCGGAGAAACCATAATTGCATCTACTCGTCGCGAACCGCTTTCATCCGGCACAGTATCAAGGTATTTTATGCGCGCACGAAAAGCATCAGGTCTTTCCTTCGAAGGGGATCCGCCTACCTTTCACGAGTTGCGCAGTTTGTCTGCAAGACTCTATGAGAAGCAGATAAGCGATAAGTTTGCTCAACATCTTCTCGGGCATAAGTCGGACACCATGGCATCACAGTATCGTGATGACAGAGGCAGGGAGTGGGACAAAATTGAAATCAAATAATGATTTTATTTTGACTGATAGTGACCTGTTCGTTGCAACAAATTGATAAGCAATGCTTTTTTATAATGCCAACTTAGTATAAAAAAGCAGGCTTCAACGGATTCATTTTTCTATTTCATAGCCCGGAGCAACCTGTGAACACATTTTCAGTTTCCCGTCTGGCGCTGGCATTGGCTTTTGGCGTGACGCTGACCGCCTGTAGCTCAACACCACCCGATCAACGTCCTTCTGATCAAACCGCGCCTGGTACCTCTTCTCGCCCGATTCTGTCGGCAAAAGAAGCGCAGAATTTCGATGCTCAACACTATTTTGCATCCCTGACACCAGGTGCTGCAGCGTGGAATCCTTCCCCGATTACCCTGCCTGCGCAACCTGACTTTGTTGTCGGCCCGGCGGGTACTCAAGGTGTAACGCATACCACGATTCAGGCGGCGGTAGATGCGGCAATTATCAAGCGCACTAACAAGCGCCAGTATATTGCCGTGATGCCTGGTGAGTATCAGGGAACGGTGTATGTCCCTGCTGCTCCGGGTGGAATTACTCTGTACGGTACAGGTGAAAAACCGATTGATGTGAAGATTGGGCTTTCCCTTGATGGGGGCATGAGCCCTGCCGACTGGCGTCACGACGTCAACCCGCGCGGCAAATATATGCCAGGTAAACCAGCGTGGTATATGTACGATAGCTGCCAGAGCAAACGCAGCGACAGTATCGGTGTTCTCTGCTCTGCGGTCTTCTGGTCACAAAACAATGGCCTGCAACTGCAAAATCTGACCATCGAAAACACGCTGGGCGATAGCGTAGATGCAGGTAACCATCCGGCGGTGGCACTGCGTACTGATGGTGACCAGGTACAGATTAACAACGTTAACATTCTCGGTCGTCAGAACACCTTCTTTGTCACCAACAGCGGTGTGCAGAACCGTCTGGAAACCAACCGTCAGCCGCGTACGCTGGTGACCAACAGCTACATTGAAGGGGATGTGGATATCGTTTCTGGTCGCGGCGCAGTGGTGTTCGATAACACCGAATTCCGCGTGGTGAACTCACGTACTCAGCAAGAAGCGTATGTGTTTGCACCGGCTACGCTGTCCAACATTTACTACGGTTTCCTCGCCGTAAACAGCCGTTTCAATGCTTTCGGTGATGGTGTGGCGCAACTGGGCCGCTCGCTGGATGTTGATGCCAATACCAACGGTCAGGTGGTGATCCGTGATAGCGCCATCAACGAAGGTTTTAACACGGCTAAACCGTGGGCCGATGCGGTGATCTCTAATCGTCCGTTTGCGGGTAATACCGGCAGCGTAGATGATAACGACGAAATACAGCGCAATCTGAATGACACTAACTACAACCGCATGTGGGAATACAATAACCGCGGCGTGGGTAGTAAAGTGGTTGCAGAGGCGAAGAAGTAA